GTGACGGCTGAGTTTATACTACTCCCAATAGTCTCAAGTATTTCTACTAGATATCAGCTCCTCTTCGTATTGAAATGTGAGGCAAAAGTCATGTTATGCGTTCCATAACCAGAAGTTCTACTCGTTGTTTCAGCACGAGTACCCACCGGTGGAGTTTAACCACGGAAATTAATCCCTACAAATATGCCCAATCTCAGGTCTTATAATTTGTTTATTTGTCTATTTACATATATTTACATAAAGTTTGCAAATTGTTCAGTGATTTCTACGTCACCTACTGCCTTCTCCTCATATTGGATCAGGGAACATACACGTTTTAGGTCCAGTATTCGCGGACCACAAAATTGGCATACAAAAGTACACACACTCCCTATTCACCCCGGGAAGATCAACGGTTAATTTCAATCTAGTAAACTAGATTGCTACGATTCTGAGTGAGCCAATAACTCCCCCAGTTCCTGTGAAAGTTGAATTCACATAGAGATCCAATATATCACTTCCATTTGATTGATAAAAGATTGGATCAGCAGTTAGCGTGTTTGCAGTGCAAACAGCAGCAGCTCCAATGACAAAAGTATTGGTTTGAATAACAACACCATTCTTTCTTAGATAAACAGTCATTGATGTCATGTTTGTAGTTACTGTTTCTTGAAAATTGGCATCTACTAAATAATTACCCACTGGCAGAACAATGCTTCCATTTGTGTTGACTGCTCCTATTCCATTTGTTAAAGAATTTGCTAAGAGGGTAATGCGATCGGCTCCAGAAGTTAAAGCTTCAGAAGCTGAACTAACAAAACTTGCTACTGAATTGTTAGTTGGTGCACTAAGTGCCGTTGATCCCAAAATTGGAATTGACAATCTGCATTTATATCTCACATGTAGTTCCCCAATTGCTACATTATGAAGTATGCCTTGTGTTGCTATTTGAAAATTTCCAACATCATAGGTCTTAATATCAGCTGATCCGGGAACTCCAGCTGGGCGGATGTAGTGCGCATCTACCATGTTTCCTTTCATCATCTTCGGTGGAATTCTTAATCTCATGTTTTCCGAAGGCATGCAATCACAATGTGGTTCTTGATCTTCCATTGCTTGCTTTGTCGTTGGGGCTCCATCTGAGGCATCACTATCAAACGACATGATTACTTTTCCAACTTGTCCATCTGTTGCAAATTGTGACACTTCTTTCTTATAATAAAACTCTAAGTAATCAAATTGGTATTTCTCATAATTCTTTGCAATTATGGAACCCCAAGGAAACGTTTTAGCTTGTCCAATGTTTACTGGGTAAACTTCAACATTGAAATTTGGTTGACCGGCTACTGTTACTTCACCGATATATTCATCTTCTTCTAAGATGTGGGTTCTAGAGAGTCCTCCTCTCTTTCCTCTCGATCCACCTTGTCCAGTGTAATCGCGTCCTCCCCCATTTCTCCGACCTTGTCG